TCCCAGTTAGCGTACTCTTTAGATATAGCAAATGGGCCTTTCATAATACCTGTACCAAACAAAGCTAACTCAAATGCGGATAGTCTTAGCTGTTTATTAGCACCTGACTCTTCTAGTTGATCATGTATTTTCTTTTGCATCTTCTTAGCTGCAACTAATGCAGGGTGAAAAGTAATGCTTGTAGGTGTAGTACCTGGACCCTCAATTAATTTTTCTTCTACGGGTTCTAATTTATCTTTTAATGCGCCTAGTCTATCTTTAATAGAATTTATTGTATCACCTGGTTCTAATACATTATCAGGTGAAAAAGTAGGTTTACTAAAAGCTTTTTTTATTTCATCTATACCTTGTTCTACTTTAGGGTCAGCATCAAAGTGTACAGACTCAGCTACGCCTTCAGGTAAAGTAGTAGGATCTACACTAAGTGGAAATTTATTATTACCGAACAATACATCAATGACTTGCCCGTATGCTGCAAGTGTTTTAGTTTTTGTTACTTTAACAAATACACGAGAACGCTCTGTGTCAGTAAATTGAACATCAGGGCCATACAAACCTCTATAGTTACGGTAAGCTTGTAGCCACCGTATTTCATCATTTTGTCTAGCGTCTTCAGCTTTACTATATTTACCTTCAACAAAACTAGCTATCTTACCTACGGAAGTATCTTCTTGATCGTTAGTGTTTTTGATGTCATCTATAAAAGAAGACTCGTCGGATTCAATGTTGTAGTCTAAATCATTATCAGCCATATGTTAATATCCAAAGGTTGTATCTGACGCTTGAAAGCCAGATCGTTGTGTAGCAGGATTAAAATCCCACAAAGAACTTCGAGGTCTTGTCATAACACCATAACGTAATGCATCGTATAAGTGATCTTCAGCGTTTGTATTTACATCTTCAGGATTACGTTTATCTAAAGGTAAACTAGGTACTTGCGCTATTGTGTTAGTACACGTTGAGAAAAACACTAATCTAGGTTCTTCCGTAAACTCGTCTACCTGTAACCTTCTATGTATTTCATTTTTACCTGATACACGAGAGCCTTTACTTCTGTCGGAAGGCCGCCACCTGCAACCCCTCATATTCATTTGTTCAGCTAGACTAGGTCCTGTATCACCTCTGTTGTGCCATAATGACGAGTCTAACACACCATACCTAATAGTACCATCTTCTTTTTCTGCGTCAAGTATCATATCTGCTAGATCAGTAGCTGTTACCTTAGTTACGTACATTTCCCTGTAAACTACTAGTTGTTCTGACGGAGTTACTGCCATCCATACTACACCAGTCCAACTCCCGTAACCATAATCACACGCTCTAAATCTAGTCCAACTCTTAGGTATACTATAAGGATCTACTACGTGTATGTTACGGTTAAACTCAGGGAATGCTGCACCTTCGTTAACATCCCAGTTACCTTCTAGTAATTGCTTACGTTGATGTTCAGGTAATGAGAGAAGCATCGCTTCGTAGTCACCGCCCTGTGACAAGTAAGGGTTATCAAACAAACTAGCAGGTATAAACCTACGCCTAAACAACGGCTCCCCTTCACGGCTATGGCCTTTAGGGTATCTTATTGTATCGCCTGACTCTATGTCTGTAGCCCAGAAAGGATCTTTAGCTGGGCTAGGATCTATAAACATTTTCTTAACCCATTGGTGTCCTGCACCTCCTGGGTTGGTAGTAGCTCTCATATACAAACCTAACTCATCGGAGTGTGCGCTCCTGAGTCTTGATCTCATATAATTCCAAGCGTAAGGAGTACTCCATTGTGTAAGTTCGTCAAAACCAATCCAGTTGAAAGCCTGACCTTGGTAACGCATAACATCCATATCTTTATCGAGGTACGACATCCATAACCTACCACCTTTAGGCGAAGTCCATTGACTTTTTCGCTCAGACCACTTAATGCCTGGAATTGCTTTAGGGTATAGCTCTTGGCTTTTCTGTATAAGTTCACGGAGTTCCTCAGTTGTGTGTCGTACTAATAATCCACTAAAATTAGCGTTATTTAAACCGTGTAAGGGGTCTGCAAGCATCGCGTAGCTCTTACCACCCCCTGCTGCGCCTCCGTAAAGCACTTCTCGCTCTGAAGAAGATAGAAAATCTGTTTGTGGCCCTGCATTAGGTGCAAAAACTATGTTTTGTAGTTCTTCTACGGGTGGGTCGGGTGCTATAGGTGTAGCTGGTACTACTTTAGGTTGTTTCTTCTCTACAGGAGTAGCTGCCGATACCTTCTTCTTCGAGCTTCTGGATTTCCGCAAGCGTTTCTTTGAGCCTTCTGGCAATGTTGCGTTTAATTGAAGCTGCTCTCTTACGTTTTTGCTCAATTGTTATTCGCTTTCTTAGGCCTTCGTTTGAGATGTAGCGATCTGTTTGTTTTGTTAGCCAGATTGCTACTTCTCTGTAAGAATACTGTTTTAAATGGCGTTTAGCAAGTTCTAATGCTTCTAATTCTATAAATACAGGCTGTAAAAGCTTATTGTTTGTTTTATCTAACGTGTAACCGAAGGGTATAGTGCGACTAACACGAGCAATAGTGTGCCAATTGCGTTCTTTACCTTTATTAGGCTTGGGTAACTCCCAATAACCTAGACCTTGTTGGTGTAACTGCATAATATACCGTTATACAGGCTTTCTTTTAGCTGTTTTAGTTCTAGGAAAAGACCTATTAGCTGCCTTAGTAGACATTTTAAGGTTTTTACGGCTATTGTTTAGTGGGTTGTTGTTTTTATGCGCTACATCTTTACCGTCACTCTTTTTAGCGACACCACCAGCTACCATTTTAGCTCTAGCTGTATTACGGGAAGCACGTTTCTTTACTTGCGTGGGCTTACCTTGGTAATTACTGTATTCGCTTTTGTAGTTTCTAGCCATTATTCATTGCTACCTTCTTTAGGTGGTAAATAAAATACACTACTAGACGTTTGGATATCTACTTTATCCGTTTTAATTATACCTGCTCTGTCTAAGACATCTTTAGCTGCTACCATTTTTTCTTTTATACCTAACTCAGTAGGGTCATTCATAGCGTTACCTAATGCAAACGCTGCAAGAGGTGCAGTCCTAGCAAAATAAGAACGTGTAGCGTCCATTATTTCTTCTTTTAGTGACTCAACTATAATGCGCGTAGGTGTATTGTCGCTGTAGCCTGACAGTTTTTTAGCTGTTACTACATCTCCACCTGCTTGATCAAACAGTACCTCTAAGAAGTTTTGTTGGTTTTCCGTTAGTTGTCTAGCCATAGTTACTTTTTCTTCTTCTTAACGTACATACCTTTATTAGCTTTAGGAAAACCAGCCTTCATATTAGCGTACGCTTTATCTGATATAGTACTCTTAGACTTAGGGTTACTAGTACCTTTTTTCTTTTTTGCATTTATGTTAGCGTATAAACCTTTTTTAGCTGCCATATCTATTTCTTCTTTTTCTTTTTAGGTCTAGCCTTAGCTTGTGCCGTTTTAGATAAATCTTTAAAGTGATACAATCGTTTACTAGATTTAGTATGAGTTTCACCTGTATGCAATGTGCCATCAGCCATTTTATGCATACTGCCTTTGTGTTCTGTTCCGTTGCGGAGGTAATGAGGTACGCCCTTCATCAGCCGCTACACTGACATTTGTCACAACAGTTACACTTAATGTTTAATATAGAACGTGCAACACGCTCTAGGTATTTATATATAGCTTTAATGTAATTCATAATATTATTTCCTTTTTATACTATGCTATTTGTACATACTCAATGATAAAGGTAAAAGAACCTGCTGTAGTTGCGTTTACTGTGTTTGTAATATTACAAAAAACATTACGTGCAGCAGAAGCATACTGTACAGATATAGGTGCAGTTGCTGCATCCTGCGTCTGAAGAACTAAGGCAGTCTGTGTAACATTACCTACAACAACAGTTGTACCAGCATCGAGAATCTCATCTGTCTGTGCTGCAACAATTTGTGCGCCTGAACTAGATGTACCGACTTCGTATCCTATATCGCCTGAACCACACACAGGAGCTGTAGCACAAAATATTGTAATACCTGTAATGATTGTATTAGCTGGTTGTACAAATGTACCAATAGCTGGTGAGTCACCTGCAGTTGAATTAACGGTTACGCCACTAACGTGAGCTACGTGTTTAACGAACTTACTTAATACAGCACTCTCTAGTGTTGCTGCACCTGTAAGTGTTGTTACACCTGTTACATCTAGTGTAGTTGATACAGTTGCTGCACCCGTTATTGAGGCAGTACCAGTTACGTTTAATCCATCATCTAATGAGAATGTTGTAGGTATTTTTTCTTTACCTTCTGTATATGTACTTTCTACCATTATTCTGTTCCCTATTGCATTGTTAATCTTTTAATGTCACCGCGACAAATACCTAAGTCTCTGAGTTGCCTATCTGTCATATTCATTAGTTGCCAGTAAGCTGTTTTGTTAGATGTGTATGTTCTATATGTGTTTAATAGTTTTCTGATCATTTGAATAACTCCTTTTTAATGACTAAGGAAGTTATACCATACTTAGTTATATCACAAAAATGTTATTATTGCAACCCCGTTATGCTTTTTTGTAGTTTACTTATTAATCTTTACTGGCAAACGCTGAACCTGTTAGAATTGCACCAAACGCCAAGTGAAAAAGGCCTCCCCCCATCAAAGTGAAAGGGCTGTGCTGTCCAGTCAGCTTGGTTAAAAGCTCAAGTTGCACTAACGTATCCTCTGTTGAATTAACTATATCCATAAATTGTGATATGTCTGGTCTATTAATGCCGTACCAGATAGGTACAAACATAAAGTCATAAAAACATATAAGTAAGTAAATTATAAGAGCCGTCCATCGCCAAGTCATAGTAGACTTTTGTTGCGCTGTTAGTTCCTTACTCATTTACTATTAGACACACGGAGGTTCACACACTGCTGTGTTAGTTCCGTAAATCACCATGCCTATACCTATTATAAGTACTATAGCTATCCAAACCCATTTATTCTTTAACATTATACAGACTCCCCTATAGGTTGTAACTTAAAACAATGTGTTACTACATACTCTTTTTCTTTACTTAGTAGTCTACCCATCTTAGTTACACTTTTTGCACACGCAGGTTTATCTTGAAACAAACCACCTGTTCTAACCATTACATCACAGGTAGTTGCTTCTAGCGTAATACAATGAAGTATAACAGCTAACCACATTACTTTTTCTTACTTTTAGTCATGCCACCATACATATAACCTGATTTACCTTTTTTAGACATACCACCTTTGTTCATCATTTTAAAGTCTGCACCAGATATCTTACCGTCTTTGTTTTTATCTAGTTTAGATTGACCGCCTTTTAGACCGCCTTTGTTGTAGCCCATTGATTTTTTCTTCATCATACCACCCATATTTTTACCTAAAGCTTTTCTAGAATCCATTATTAAGTCGTATTCTTTTTTAGTTATTATTTCATCATTAAACATTTTCATTACAGTTACTTTACCTGGTTCTTTATAATCAGATGTTTGACCTCTTTGTCTGCCTTTACCACCTGGATTAGGTGTAAACTTTTTAGTTTTACTTTTCTTGCGTATGCGTTCTAGTTCAGCCATTCTGCGCTTTTCTACAGATTCCCTATCCATCTTCATGGGTATCTTTTTAGCTTTACCTTTATTCTTAGCGTCGTTTTTCTTTTTTAGTTCATCTAGTTTTTTTAAACGTTTAGCTTCTGCTGCATCTCTACCCATAATAGTATTCCTTTTTATTTAGATTTTGTTCGGCTTAAAGCTGTAGCACCCATAAAGCCTACAACAACTCCTAGTTGTGCTACTATAAATGTATTTAAAAAACTAGCAGCGGACTGCATTTTCTCTGCACT